AGAAGCAGAAGGTCCTACCTTCAAAACTTTACAAACGTTTCCGGCAATCTGTGCCATGTGTATTGTATCGTCGGTTAAGTAAATACCGCCTTTTGTTTTTTCTTGGAGTCGGACTGGTAACAGTAAAAGTCTCCAGCCTGTTGGGTTTGGTAGTTTCTCAGCTTCAGCTTCTTCCTTCTGTTTTTCTACCTTTTCTTTTAAGTGCTTAGGCACTATCAGTTTCGTCATCTATTAGCTCCTGTTTTTTTAGCAGGTCCGAGAGTTCCTGTAAAATGTTAGTATAAGCCAAATGCTCACCGACAAGTTTTTGATACTCATCGAAAGATTTCGCGTTACCATTACTAATAGCAGAAGAAATATCACTCTGTCTAGTCTTAATTATTTTTCTTAGATGGTCAGTAAATCGAATTATGTCCACGTCTATAAACTAGCCATGTGATCACTAAGTCTTTTTGCACGATTTGGGGTCTGTTTTGCCCAACGTGAATCAAGCATCTCAGCCGCACAATCAGAATAAGCCCCTTGTTCTAAGTGTTTTAAAGCGTTCTTAAATTTGCGAACCCCTGCTTCGCCCATCTGATAAACCATATGAATAATGATCTCTTTGGCTTCATCTTTGATAGGCCAACCCATACATATGTTCATGCCGCCTTCATAAGCGCGAGCAAAATCTTTCTCAAACAGTTCTTCCCAACCCTCTTTAGTGGTTGGAATTTCCTCACCGTCTATTATTTTGTGACCGTATCCACCAGTGGGGTACCCCTCCGTGTCGGTATAGACCTCCAGTCGGTAACCTTCCTCTTTCTTAATCTCATTTTTCAAGTTGTCTAAATTCATGATCCTATACCCAAATGAGTTTGATGCTCATCCGGTTCTCCTTTCTTAAATAAATTTATAATTAATTGTTTGATCCTGTATATCATCTCTTCTTTTTTCTAGTAAAAGTTTTTACATTTGTTGGTTTGCCACCAACGCCTTGAGGTTTTGCTCTTTTTCTAGAAACTGCTGATTTAATTTCACCCTTAGTCATTCTATTAGCTTTTGCTCTGGGGACACACTTAGGATACTTTCGTTTGGCATCTTTCTTTTGTTTGGATCTACCGCATTTAGCAAAGCCTCCACCTTTCTTCTTAGAACCGATGTCGACCCAATCCTGCTTAAACCACTCTTTAAGTCCGCTTTTTGCCATGTTGTTTCCTTATACTATCTTTACCTTTTTTGAAAATATTAGCAACTTGAGTTTTGCCCATAACCTTTGCTCTTTGCTCTCCTACAGTAAGGATTTGAATTTTGCGTGCAAATGGTTTTTTAACTTTTCGCACTTTCGAGACCGTCGCCCGTGCATCAGAAGGAGTAGCGAACTTAATACGGACAGTGTCTTTAGGATTTTCATCTGTATATAATCTTCTCCCGGATCCTTTTGGTTTTTTTCCAGTTCCTTTTTTAGGATCTCTTTTTTTTGCCATTACGCACGTTTGGTGACTTTTCTTCTATTCTTCATTACGCCACCACATCCTTTTGCAATGCCGCCTTGACCAAAGCTAGAAACTTTCTTTCTTTCTTGTGAGATTTTATTAATCATACCACCGTCTGCTTTGTTAGCAGGTTTGGGACCTTTGAAATCTTTTCTTTTTACACCGCTAGGATCTTTGATTTTACCCGCACAAATTTTTGAAGCGTAGGCGTTTGCATATGCGCTGGGGTAGACTTTGAATTTCCGCTTCGCTGCAGCCTTACCTCTTGGACATAATTTAGTCATTATCTCTTCCTCGCTGTTTGTTTTGCTCTAGCAAAATTAGCTGCTGTAGGTGCACCCTTTGCACCTTTCTTTCGCATTTTACCACCACGTTTTCTTTTAGCGTGTATGTTTGCATAGAGACCTTTTCTCATTATTTTTTCTTTTTAACCTTTTTTGTTTTTTTCTTAGTTTTCTTTTTGATCACACCACGTGCCATTAAAATATCTTTCATGGTGATTTTTCCATCACCGCTCATATCTGGAAATTTTTTCTTTTTCTTCATCGTCCTTGCCCCCTATAAGGTTTAAAGCTTCGCCTCTTATGCTTATTCATAGAAGCCATGCTAATACGTCCATTGCCTATTGTAGTCTTTTTAACGACGTGGTCAATATTAGTGTTGATCTTCTGCTTCTTCATCGTGTGTGCAAGCTAAACACCCGCACCAAATACAACTTGTGCCACAATGACAGGCACAGTCGCATTTTATACAAGCTATCATTTCTTTTTAGTTATTAAACCCATAGCACCTTTTGCCCCCTTGATTCCAAAGCTCGCACTGCAGGCGATGTATAAGAGATGCTTGTAGTAATCAGGGAGTGAGTGTAGGGCTTCAAAGCCCGCTTTGATATGAGGTGTCCATCCGGGTATGAAGACTGCCACCGCCGGAACCAACAGGCATATTAAAATTAGTTCGTCTTTCCAGCTCCCCTTCATCTGATCAACCGCACTAGCTTCCCACCCGATTTTACCGGCTATTTGTTGCTCTTTGAGCGACTTCTGTGCTTTGATTTCTGTTAGTGCTAGATCAGCCTTTGCCTTTTTAGTCTCAACGAAGCCTTTGACCGCATCTCCGACTAAACTTGAAAGGGGGCCTACTAAAAAATTAAGCATTGGTAATTATTAAGTAGATGACAACAACTGCTGCTCCACCAATTAATATTTTACCTTTTTTATTCAATCTACCCCACCAGTGGCGTAGGTGATTCCATTTCATGTTGATATAACCCATTAGAATACTCCTTTGAAAGGTTTCTTCTTTACTTGAACTTCCTTTTGTCCCTGAGTCTTAGACTTTGGGGGATCTGCTGGCTTTGTTTTCAATGGAACATTGCCATCAGGTGTTAACTTCATTGGTGTAGATTCTGTAATTTTCATAATACCTCCTAGTGTAATGTATAATTCCCATTAATCAAGCTTTGATCTGGGTATTTTGCAAGCCTTAATATTGCCTTTTTTGTATCCTTATGACCAAGGGAAGCCGTCATTATACGTTTTCCCACGCCCAATAAAGCACTCGATACAGTTACTCCATCATAACCTTGCATGATCATCAGCGTCACGATCTTTTCGACATCTTGAACCACTGATTCAATAACCGATTCATCGACGTGTGGTCTTTTTTCGTTTTTTTCGTTTACTGACATCTTTTTTACCTGCCTTATTTAGCGCAATTGCAACTGCTTGCTTTTGAGGACGACCCTCTTTTTTTAATTTTTTTATATTAGCACTAATAGTGCGTTGACTACTACCTTTTTTTAATGGCATTTCTTTTCATGAGGCCACCTTTGCTTGCGAATCGAGGAATTGAGGCGCCTCCTTTCAATATTTTAGCTACTTCAGCTCTGATTTCGGCAGAATCGACACCTTTTTTCTTTTGTAATAATTTTAAAAGCGCAATTCTTTGTTCTTTAGTGAGTTTTTTAGGTAATTTCATCGATTTGCTCCTCTCGTTTTAGCCAAAGTGGTCTGTGATCTTAGATTAGCTATGTTTTCTTGTGTTTCAACACGTTTATCTGTCTGTTCTTCTTGAGATTTAATTCTTTCACGGTCTATTTTAAACTTTTCATCCTGTTCTTCTTTTCTCATTTGCTGATCATTAAGTTTTAACAGTAAATCTTGCTGTTTAAGATCGATTAGAGGATCAGTTTCACCAGTTTTTTCCAAATATTCTTGTTCTTCAGCAACTGCATCGTTAGTCATTTCTGCGATTACTTGTGCAATCTCTTTTTCATTCTGTGCTTGGAACTGTTGTAGAAGTTCTGGAGGTATTACACCGCCAAATTTTTGTGCTTGTTCTTGAATGACAGGAGCATTTTTCGCTTCTACTTGCTCTCTTGCCATTAACGCAATGTGTTCTGATACATGTGCTTGTAATGCGGTTAACACGGGTAAATTATTTTTGACTAAGAACGAACTCATGAACGCTCTGTGCGCTGCAATATGTGCTTCATGATTTTGTCCGGGGAATACTCTGATTGCTGCTCCCGTTAAGCTTCCTGCATTTTCCATACCCGGATCTTGTGGAACAGGATCTGTAGGTGGAGGCAGTATAAGATTAATATTCTGCACGCCTAACGCTTCATACATTCTTCTGTATGCTTCATATAAATCATGAATCTGAGGATTAGATTGTGCTAATTGTAATTCTGTTTGTGCCAACGTAATACGTTGCGCCATAGAAAAAATGTTTGGATCGGATACAGGAATGACATCGACTCTGTTGTCAAAGTCTTGCATCTTAATCATTCTGTTTCCACCAGCTACGTTGTATGGATATTCTGGTGGTAAGTATTCAGCAAATACTCTTGCTAAAATTCTAAACTCTTTACGCTGTGCGTGATGTAATCTTTTGTGTATAGCAGACATGACTCTCGCGCCACGTTCCATAATCGCCATTGTTGTGCCGACAGGATTAGCTTGAGAACCTTCACCTAACTTCTGATCTGCAATCGCTGCGAATCTTGTTCCTGCTTCAACACAGAAACCAAGTAACTGCATCAAGACTTGATCAGGACCTTTGTAAGGTAAAGGAAGTAAACCTTCACGTAAACTACCGCCCGGTGCATCTACATCTCGAAACTCACCCGGTTGAAGTGGGGAGTCATCATCTCGAATTCTGAGCCCTCTTGCCTTGAAGCCGGCAGGCAAATTAGAAAGAGTACCAGCGTCTAGTAGTTGTCTTAGGGCCGCAGTGGCAGTTCTAGACAGTCCGCCAATCATGTGTATCAAGCCGAAGCCGTAGAAACCGAGACCCGGTAAGAATTTGTAATGAACGAAGTATTCGATCTTTTTCTTTAATGGGTCTCCTTCTTTGTAGTTTCTACGTATTGAAAGGACTTGAGAGGAATTTTCGTCGATAGTAATAATGTAGGGTAGCATGATGCCAGTAGGTTCACCATCCATGCCTTTATCTTCAAAACCTTTGATATCACAGAGCACATGGCACTCGATTAGATTAAAGATATCATCATCGTTTTCTTCTGGTGACGTGCCATCCAATTCATCATACTTTTGTTGAATTTGATTTTGTTCATCGCCTCCTGCTTTTAAAGTAACATCACGGTAAAAACCCATGACTTGTTTCTTGCGTAGATCGTTAGCAGTTATGCGAACACGTTGTCCGATCATTTCTGCTGTTTCTAAATCAGTTGTTTCGTAAGGAATGACTAAATCTTCTGCAGGTACAAAACGTGATACTGCTCTACCAAGACTTGCATCGTAATAAACTTTTTTAAATGTAGAACCGGCAAGCGGTAAGTAGAAAAGCATTTGATCCATTTCCTGATCGTACTCTTCCATGGTGTTGGTGATTTCATAATTCATGAAATCTTTAACACGCTCTGCTTGAGACATGACGTCTGGTGTTTGATCGCCGACTACTTGTGTATGAACGGGACCACCCGCGGGTAACATTTCTTTGTAAGCGTGTGCTTGAAACTGTGTAACGGATTCGGCTAGTAAAGGATGTGTTACGCCACTTGCTCCTTGAAAGGGTTGTGTTCTTTCGTTGTACTTAAATCCTAAAAGGTCTAAACCTCTAACGTAACCGTCTTCCCAATCTTTACGAGAATCTTTTGCATTCTCATAAGCTCCTAATAACTTGGTGGATATTCTTTGAAGTTCTTGATCGTCAATGACTTCTGCGATGTTATCGTAGAAACCAATTACTGGTGCCTCTTCTTCAGGATTGATGATGGCTGAACCATCTTCCATCATTTCGACTACTGATTCTTGGTCCGTGGTCCCCGGGTCAACAACCTCGGTTACATCTTTTTCTTCT